ATCCTGTTGATTCTAAAATACCACCAGCCGCTGAATTGTGGCCAGAGTGAGGATTGTATAAAGTATTTCTAAAGTAAATATTATATAAAGTTGAACTATTTAAAGTTGGTGTAAATTCTTTTCTAATTTTTAAAGTTGTTATATTTGATAGTATTGACGTATCAGTATCGTCAATTGCTTTTGAAACTTTAGAGTATCTAAAAACATTATCAAATTTTTGTAAATTATTTGTATTAAAATTTGTTAAAGCAGTTAAAATTTCAGACTTTATAGTATCACTTGTTTTTATTGTGGCATTAGTATCATATTTAACATTACTTGTTAATAAAATAGATGTTGTTTCTGGATCAACAATTTCTGGTACAACTGAAGCTACATTGAATTTTTTTAATTGTGTTACTAAATCAACTTTAGTAGCATTTGTTAAAGTAGAACCAGAGGCAGCCTTGATTGAAATTTTTACTGTGCCGTAAACAGGTGTTTCTTCATCTTCTCCACCCCAAGCTGAAACGGCCTGAGCATTAGGATATAATTCTAAAATTTTTGTTTCATAATCACTTGTTGTAACTGCTCTGTCTTGTGCTGAATATTGTAAAGGAGCATTAAATCTAATTGACTCTTTTGTTTGTGGTTCTGAACCGCCTTGAGCATTTGAAACTGTTGAAATAGAAACATCTGAAAATCCATCAATTGTTCCTGATAAAGTAAAAGCAGAAGCACCATTAGCCTCTGTTTTGTTAGTTACAACATATTCTAAAAGTACAATATTGCCATCTGTTAAAGATTGGCCTACAATACCATCACCAAAATAAACTTCAAACTTACCTTCATCACTTTCTTGTAAAAAGTAAACTTTACTTTCATCATTTAAACTTGTAAAACTTGTAGCCTTTGAATAAGTGTTTGTAGTTGTATCACTTGCTGAATTTTGAATTGAAACTTTTAATGTTGTTGTGTCAGCATTAATTGATGGTATAATAAATCTTTGGTCAACATCTGAACTATCAACTGTGTATTTAAAAGTAACTAAAGTACCTTCAAAAACTTCTAAACTTTGAAATTGATAAACACCCTCTGACGGTGAAATTGTTGTTTCAGCATTTGTAACAAATTGATAAGAAGTACCATTAACTGTTGTTGTAAAAACTGTGCCTTTAGCGGCCGTTATTGTAGCAGGACTACCTGTTACATTATTCATTGTAATATTAATTAAAGCAGATGGAGATTTTGCTGATGTAGGAGTATAACCTAACATCTTTGCTAATGATACAATATTTTTTCTAATATCTGCTGAGTCTAGGTACATTTCATTTGCTAACATATTAGCATTGAAACCTAAGTAATGTGTGTTGTATGCCAGTAAATCTAATAATATAGCAAAACCTGATCCTTCAAAGTCATAATCTTGGAACTCTGATTGATTTTGTAAAAATGTTTTTAGATTTAGTTTTATTGCGTCAAAATCTAATTCTGATACTTCTAATTTATTGCTGGCCATATTATCTTAATCTTTCTAAAAAAGTTTCTACTGTTACAGGTAAAGTTGTACCAATTACATAAAAAGATATTCTTAATGAATAACGATTTAAGTCAGCGTTTGGCCGAGATAGAACTTGAACTAATCTAATTCTAGGCTCAAAATTTGTTAAAACTTCTTCAACTTTTCTTTGTAAATTTAAAGATGTTAAAGGTGTTATTGGTTCAAATAATAATCCTCTGACACTACTGCCTATTTCAGGATGAAAAGGTCTCTCATAGTGACTAGTATTAATTAAGTTACGAACTGATCTTTTTACTGCTTCAACATCTGTCAATTTATTAACGTCATTAGTAGTAGTGTTACGACCAAAGTCTAAATCTAAATCTTTATAAATTCGACTTGCTCTTTTACTTTTATTTGATACGTTTTCTACACTATAACTTGACATAACACCTAATATTTATAAGACTATCCAGCAAATACGTTAGATGAACCTGAAGTCATTGCTCCAGCGTCAGCACTATCACCTATTCTTGCTAATGCTAAACCCTCCACAAATACCGTTGAAGAACCAGCGTTTACCTGTGCTACGTGATTAGCACAAGGTGGTAGAGGTGGAAAAGGGTGAGGCACCGTTTTATCTGTTATTCTTGCCATTCGTAAACTATTAGCAAATACGGTAGATTGAGCAGGTGTTGTTAATGTAGTCGTTGAACTACAAATATGACCTGTTGATAAACTATCTCCTTTTCTACAAGCGGCTGGCATTATTTTCCTTGGCCGTTATAAAATTTTAGACTTCTTTTTTTGTGTTTGTTCATTGAACTCATTTTACACTTACCTTTTTTAGACGCTTGAGAAGTCTTTTTTGGCATACTTTGATGAGCAACGTAACTTTTCGCTAGTTTTGCCATTATCTACCTGCTTCTCTAGCTGCTTTTAAAGCTGCTTTCTTTTTTTCCATAGCAATTGATTGTCTAATCTTTCTTCCCATTGGAATTTGAATAGATTGACTAATTTGTTTGCCTTTTTTAGTGATATATTCAACACTTATAAATCTATCTTTGTAATCCCCTTGTACTGACATTACAGCCTTCTTTAAACTCATTGCTTCTTTTTCTTTTTCTTCGCCTGTTTCGTTCCAAAACAGATATTTTCTCATTTTTGCCATTTTTTTTTATCCTATATTCAAAATTTAATCTTTTATATTATTTATGTTAGAATTTACAACGTGTTTTTGCTTGTAATTTTTCAATTTGAACAATTCCGTCAAGTGATTCGCTCATTGATTCGTGTGAAAGCTCAAAATCTGGCGAAAATTCACAATTTTCTATTTTTTTTGAGCAGGAAGTGAACAAAACCAGAACAATTGTTAAAAAAATAGTAATTTTTATCATTTTTTTCGCTTTTTTCGCTTTTTTTGCTTGCTTTTTACTATTTATTCTGGTATATTGGACGAGTAATGACAACAAAAACAAAAGGAAACACTATGAAAAAAATATACGAATATATTACAATGACATTATTTGTTATTGGTCTATTTTCTTTAATAGGTGCTGTTGGTGCCGTTGAAGCTAATCAATTTTTATTAGGCGGTGCTATGGCCTTACTAGGTATTGCTACTTCAATACTTGGTCTATACTCACAAGAAATGGAAAAGGAGATCAAATAATGACTATACACGTAAATTGGACTGCTAAAGATTTAAATGAGGGTATCTCAAATATGAT